GGGCGACGGCGTGTATTGCGGCTCACGGGCCGTCTATTGCAGCCACTACCCGTGGATCGTGCACACGAGCGTTGGCGTGTGGTGCGTCTGTGACAGTCTGTAGTCTGTTTGGGTGGGCGAAAGCCCACCCCTATGAGGGAAGAACATGGCGGAAAATAAACAGAATACAAATACAAAACCAATAGACCCATACATGGAAAGTATGGTGCTATACCAGAAAATTTATGATTTCCTAAAATACATCTATCCAGTGTTGGCACAATTTCCGAAGTTTGAGAAATTTGCATTGCAGACCCAAATTAAAACATCCATATTTGAAATGTCAAAAAGCGTTATCCGTTTCAGAAAGACCGGGACAAAAAGCCACATTTATAATGCGGATGTGGAATTGCAGTTTATAAAAATGCTCATACGGTTATCTTATGACTTGGAATATAAAGCCATGAGCAAACACCGTTATGAGGTGGCAAGCCGACACCTGGCAGAAATCGGGAAAATAATGGGCGGCGTTATTGAAGCCGTAAAAGATGGAAAATGGAAATAATAAATAAGATTTGGGGAAACTGTTAATTCGCCCCAGGCCGTTCCTGGCTTGCACGCCCTCATTGGCGGCGGCAATTGGAACAACGGCGTGTATTGCGGCTCACGGGCCGTCAATTGCAACAACTACCCGTGGAACGTGAACACGAACATTGGCGTGTGGTGCGTCTGTGACTAATCAGCATTTTCAGACACAGAAACCTATGGGTTACTGGCAAAGATTTATCTAACATTTTTGATAAGTCAGACGGTTTTCCCGTTCCTGGGCACACCAGGACAAAATAACAAAGGCACCGCCTTTTAGTAAAAGAATATTTGAAAATTGGTAGGGCACAACATGAAAACAGTTAAAGGATTGCATGATAAAATGTATACCTTTGACAACGCCAATACTTCATTCCACCAGGCCGCAAAATGCAAGCGGTACAGTGAAGAGGTATTGGCTTTTTCTATGTCAAAGGAAGATAACCTTTTAAGGGCATGTGATGAAGTGGAAAACCTCACATACCACCAGGGAGAATATACCGTTTTTAAGGTATGGGAACCAAAAGAAAGGTTGATTATGGCGTTGCCTTTCTATGACCGGGTGGTGCAGCACATGATTGTAAACGCCATAGGGCCGGTATTTGAACAAGGGTTTTATTATCATTCTTACGCTTGCCGGGACGGGAAAGGGATGCACGCCGCAAGTAACCAGTTATACCAATGGATGTACGAGCTTATGGAGCGTGAGGGATTGCGGCTTTATGCCTATAAAGGGGACATACACAAATACTTTGCATCTATCCCACATGACAAATTAAAAGACGAAAACAGACGGTACATAGGGGACAAGAAAGCCCTTATCCTCATGGATGAAATCATAGATAAGAACGGGATATTGCCGGACGGCGTGGGCATCCCCGTGGGAAACCTCACAAGCCAGTTATTTGCCAATGTATACGGCAACCGCCTGGACAAATTTGTAAAGCACGTTTTACACATCCCGTATTACATCCGATACATGGACGATTTTGTTATTTTAACCCCGAACCTTAACCAGTTAAAGAAATGGGTTAAGAGGATAGAAGAATTTTTGGAAAAGGAAATGGCATTGCAGATAAACCCCAAAAGCACCATTCTTTACGCCGGAAATGGGATTGATTTTTGCGGATATATCCACCATCCAAATTATAGAAAAGTCCGCAAGGCATCCGTCCGGCGGCTGAAAAATGATGTGAAGCATTTGGAAGCCGGAGAACTGGACAAAGAAACATTTACAAGAAAATACGAAAGCCGTCTGGGGCACATGGGGCACGCCGACACCTACCATGTTACAAAGTCCATAGAATATGAATTACTGTTTTGGGAGTGGGAGCAAACACAAAACGGTATCATGCTTCCGACATAAAACCGGGTCAGAATTTGAACACGGCAGGGGGTATGATGCCAATAAGGGCAAAAAGAAGAAAGGAGAGGTTGGAAATGGATTTACAAACACTTCTGCTTGCCATGAGCATCCCAAGTGGCGTAACCGCATTTTGTTTTTGGCTGATTGAAGAAAAAATGAAACGGGAAAGGCAAGAAAGAGAGCAAAAGGAAGCCATACGGCAACAGAGCGAGATTTTATTGATTAAAAGTGTAATGGCAGCGATAGCCCTGGGAGAAGCAGCAGCCACGGCACTAAAGAACGGGCACGCAAACGGAGAAACAGAAGCCGCCCTGGAATATGCCCGGAAGATTAAGCATGAACAAAAGGACTTCTTAACGGAGCAGGGCATAAAAGGGATTTACGAATGAACCAACAAGCCAAGGGGCTTTTGGAAATATAAGAAAGGAGAAAAGACCACATGAAAAATATTAACTGGACCAGGAAATTGACAAGCCGGAAAATGTGGACGGCGGTAGCGTCCTTTGTTTCCATGATGATTGTAGCCACTGGGGGAGCAGAGAACACCGCCACCCAGGTAACGGCCCTTATCATGGCCGGGGCGTCCGTGGTGGCCTACATCATTGGCGAGGGTTTGACAGACGCCGCCAACGTGGAAACCGAAGTGGAAGTGACAACGGAAGAGGAAGTGTAAACCATGGACAAGCAGGAGTTTATTAAAAAGATTGCCGGGTGCGTGCAGAAATACGCCCCGGCATACGGGATTTTGGTACATAGTCCGATTATAGCCCAGGCGATACTTGAAAGCGGTTGGGGAGAAAGCCGCCTGGCCGCCGTGTATCACAATTATTTTGGGCTGAAATGTGGGACAAAATGGACCGGGAAAAGCGTAAACCTTTCCACCATGGAAGAATATACCCCGGGAACCCTTACACAGATTAAGGACAATTTCCGGGTGTATGACAACATGGAAGAGGGCGTGAAAGGTTATTTTGAGTTTATCCAGTTGTCCAGGTATCAGAATTTACGGGGCATTACAGACCCGGAAACGTACCTTAGAACCATTAAGGCGGACGGGTACGCAACCAGTAGCAAGTATGTGGACAATACCATGAGGATTGTTACACAGTACGATTTGCAGCAGTATGATGTGAAAGGAGCCGGAAGCATGGCAAAATTAGTAAGTGCAGTATTAGCCCAGGCAAGGGCGTGGATTGGCCGAAATGAAGCGGACGGCACCCACAAGGGCATTATTGACGTGTACAACGGTCATAAACCATTGGCGAGGGGTTACAAAGTCAAATATACAGACGCCTGGTGTGCCACCTTTGTTTCCGCCGTGGCTATCAAGTGCGGTTTGACTGGCATTATACCGACAGAGTGCGGTTGCGGCCAGATGATTGCATTATTCAAGAACCTGGGGGAATGGCAGGAAAGCGATAGCAGGACGCCAAGCCCTGGGGACATTATTTTTTACGATTGGGACGATACCGGGGCCGGGGATTGTACCGGGTGGCCGGACCATGTGGGCATTGTTGAGAGCGTGAGCGGCGGAAAGATTACCGTTATCGAGGGCAATAAAAACAATGCCGTAGGCCGCAGGACATTGGACGTAAATGGCCGCTATATCCGTGGTTATGGCGTGCCAAAGTATGACAAGGAAGCCACCGGGAGCGGGTCCCAGGTCACAAAGAGCGTGGCCGCAGTAGCCAAGGAAGTAATTGCCGGGAAATGGGGCAACGGAGAGGACAGAAAGAACCGCCTTACCGCCGCCGGGTACAATTACAAAGCCGTCCAGGACCAGGTAAATGCCTTACTGAAAGGCACCGCCGCCGCAACAAAGAGCGTGACCGCAGTAGCCAAGGAAGTAATTGCCGGGAAATGGGGCAACGGGAAAGAGAGAAAGAACCGCCTGGAAGCCGCAGGGTATAATTACAATGAGGTCCAGGCAAAAGTCAACGCTATGTTGAGATAGTAATTATCAATACCGCCTTTTGGAATACGTCCGCCAGGGACGTGCAAGGAATTTAATATGTCACGGAGAAAGGACACGTCAATGAAAGGCGTGCCCTTTTTGTCTAATGTATTTCCAGTAATTCATCATAAGTTGTTTGGAGAACATCACGAATACCTTTTAATTGGCTCAACTGTATATGTTGTATTCCCCTTTCGATTTTTACCAATGCTTCACGGGTCATGTCTATATCAAGTAATTGTAAATCACGGACAAGAGCGGTTTGCCCTATATTGCGTGATTTTCTAATTCTTCTTATATTTTGGCCTATGGTATTTCCAGTATCATCTTTTATTTTGACTTGTAACATTGCGGCCCCTTTCTGG